TAAGGGAAGCGAATATGTTATAGCTTCTACATATATTCCTTTGTCAATTACAATATATTGCAAAGAAGCATCATTTTCTACAATATCACCACCTAATGTATGCGGTTGACTATAATTCATACTTACAGAATCATAATAAAGCTGATATACATCTTTTATCTCATCTACCGAATATTCGTACTGTGTTCCTTTGTTAGCCTTTATGATATTAGCAACACTATCATCTATCGAATTAATAGAAACAGTATTTCCATCATAGGTCAATGAACCGAAATCCAGCCGACAACTGAAAAATTCATCATAAGTATGAGAATTGGTTATAGTATAAACGGTGATACTGGCATTAGAAGCCAGGTACTTGCTCAAATACTCCTCCAATATGAGGTCATAGGCTTCTCCCACAAACTGGAATTTTGAAGTAAAGGTTCTAGTTATTCCTTCAAGTCCTGAGCGTTTACGGGAAAACTTTATTTCATCCCAATTCTGAATACAAGATTTGGGAATATCATAGGAAATACTATCAACTGTAAGTACATATTTACAAAGCATTTTAACTCGTTTTGAACGTTCACGAGCAAATATATAGAAAAAGCCAACCGGTTTCCCGATTGGCTAAATTCTTGAAAATTGCATTTTGCAAAAGCAAGACATAACTACTTATTTTTCAACGCAATAGATAAAACATAAAATAATTATGACTTTCTGCATTCTCAATTTACAAATTAATACTTTCATAAAAAAGCTCCGAACCCATATATAAAGGAACGGAGCCTGCCTTTGTCTTAAAACGGTCTCGCTTCACAGCGGTACACTATCTTTAGAAAGTAGCTGCGGAAAGTTCTTTAGATATACGTTCCACCGCTACCCGTATCTTATCATATTGTTTTTGTCCGGCTGCTGTCACACCGGAAGTATATTGTCTCATCAATGAAGCATTGATACCTGCCAACTCTGCAACCTTAGTAACATTCAGGAATGAGAAATAGTTGAAGAAAGACTGCATATCATATTTGTAGATAAACTCCAATTCTAGCACTTCCTTGCCTTCTTCTGCCTGCATCTCCTTTATTTCCTCATACGCTTTCATCATATCCTCTTTGGCTGCTTCTGCCGTATTTCCATACCCTGCCAAACCAAATCCGGGTAAATCTTCCTCAACAAAGCATGAGTAATACCCATCGCTCGCCTTTTCCATGATTACAGTTACTTTCATATCTATTGAATTAAAATAGGAGTACGGCACTATTACCGTACCCCATTGCCCCAACAAAAACAGTCTCTAACTATGAACAAAAAAGGTAGGGGGATTACTCCCCCAAAAGAACCTTTCTTGCTTTACGTTCCATTCCGGTAGGTACTTCTTGTTTGCCATGCCTTGACAGGGCAAATTTGTTTCCCGTTTTGGGACTATACCAAATATCATGATTAGCCCCATGTCTGAGAACGTAACAACCTGCTGCGGTAAGTTCCGCAAAAAACTGATTGTACTTCATAATGTAAAAGACCGTTTATTTAAGACGATACAAATATAGCGTTTTTGCTATAAACAGCCAAATAAAAACATAACTATTTTGCTATATTTATGAAAAAGTTATTTCCATACACTCTTAATCAATCGTCAATACCCAATTTCGTGAAGTATAAACTTCCGAGCAGAAGAAATACGACTTCTTACAGTTCCGACAGGAATGTTCAGAATTTCACTTATCTCATCATAAGAATATCCACTAGCATAATACATCACACTATCAATACAACGGGATTTTTTAGCACACCGTTGTATTGTGGAAACCAAATCATCAAACAGTATTGAATGAACTGTACAGTTAGAAATGGCACTTCCGTCTACCATATCAAGCCCTGTAAAATGTATAAGGGAATTTCTATTGTATCTTATTATATAAGTATTCCTCATTATAATAAGGCACCACGGTTGAAGTGGTTTAGAACAATCAAATTTATCACGATTCACAAGTAGCTTATAAACTGTATCACCGGCTAAGTCTTCAGCATCTTGCATGGAACAGCAGAATTTTCTTGCCACCCTTAATATCCAAGGATATATTTCTGATAATTCCTTTTCAAAGTCCATTGTCAGCCCTCCTTATTAGATGTATCCTCGGTTCGCCATTAATGCACCTTTCCACGTATTCCCGGTGCATGATACTTTGCTCGTGCATTTCCTTAGCAGAACGCTCAATTGAACTAATAAGAGTGCCTATATCGGGGGGCAATAAGGCAATCATTTTTTTTACCTCGGACACCTCTGCTGTTATCCGATTACACTTCGTCTCTAATGTACGTAATTCTGACAATAAAACATTGTATAAATGCCTATTTATACAATGGATGCTCTTTTTTTTATTCATAAAAAAGTCGTTTGTGATTCTAAAAGAGATGTACAAACGACTGTATGAAATAATTCGCTTTAATTAAAAATTAATCGAATTACAGCATATATGTAATGCCCAATATTATCATGTGCTTCTTTTTCTGATCGATATTTCAACATCAGCTTGATGAACGATATTTGCGTAGACAGCAGCGTTAATTACACGAGAATCAATACTCATTTTAAAGAATGTCATTAGAAAAGCAATCTCGGCATCAAAAGAAGAACGAATTTGTTCAGGAGTAACCTTACTTCCTTTATGTTCCTCACTGCGTCTTTCCTCATTCCGTTTTTGCTCAAAAATGGCAGAATGAAGTAAATAATCAATCTTCGATATTACTTGTTCATCACTCATATTTCGGGTATCTACATTTAGTTGACCCAATACCTGACGAACATCATCATAAAAGCCAAGAGAAACAAGAGCCTGACAAATACGAAGACTCAATAGTTTGGCACGTTCTTTCAGCATATCCTCCTTGTCCATTATCATAGCCTTCATACTTGAGGGATTAACAATACTTCTGTATTCGACGAGTAATTTAGACGCCATTTCTTTAAGCGTGCTTTCGGACATAGATTTGCAGTCCGAGAGCAAACAAGCATAGTTGCCGCATGAAAGTTCAATGAAATCATTCAAGGTTATCTGATTTAATCTTTCAATCATGGCTATTTCAGTTTAGATAACTTATACAGTTCAAATTCACGGTTAGATGCATCCTGACGTTGCATTTTTAGACTCTTCATCAAAAGGAAATTTGTTCTATCAACCCTTTTTTCTAACCGGGAATAATCATTGAAAACAATGGTGTCACCGGAAGAGGATGCAAAATATGTCGGTGAAAATGTAGGAAAGTCCCAATCAGGTATATCAAATCCGGAGATATCCACACTATCAACATCGGGAAATACTTGGGCTCCTTTAGGAATATCAACTAAAGTTGGAGTATCAGGAGTAATCCATGCTTTTCCGGAATACATAATAACTTCATGTTTACCGGCATCACCAACCAAAGCAGCACCGCCGGGGTGCCTATCATTACCTTTAGTACCTTCTGCATAAGAAGGAATAGGAGTGGCAAGAATTGTTGCTACTTGCATAGCCCCCATCGCCCCAATAACAGCAGCCATTACAGCACCGGCAATCGGACCTAACTGGAAAGCTTCCATAATACCACGAGCTGTTGCAATTCCAGTTTCTGCAACTTGTACTCCCTTATGCCAAACAGCTTGTTTATGGGCAATCTCTTGCTTTTGTTTTTCCAACTCCTTATTCTTGGCTTCTGTCTGATCCTTTGCTGCCCGTTTACGCGCTTCCGCTTCCTCTTCGGATATAGCTCCAGACTCTGCCAGATTCTCAATTCGTTCAATATCCTCATCATACTTTTCCTCATTAGCTTCCCGCTCTTCTTCTATTTTCTGAATCTGACCATCATAAATAGAAGAGACTAAGTTTCCAATAGCTCCCACAGCTTGAGATGCAGTTTGAAGCCATTTTTTCAAGTTCTTCTGACGTTCTTTCTGTGCTTTCTTATCCGCTTTAGTAACTTTATTGATAGCATCTATTTCTGTTTCTGCTTCTTTTTGGGCAAGGTCCGCTTTCAATTTTGCAAGTTTCTCCTCAAGTTTCTCCCTTTTGTCCGTACTCAAGTTGGCAGTAGCAAGTTCGGATTCCAAAGCGTCAATGGCAGCTTCCGAGGTTTTACGTACATAATCTAATTTTAACTGATACTCAAGTTCTGCATACTCTTGCTGGGTTATTTCCTTAGAAGCTAACTGTTTTTTAAGAGCAAGCGTATCCATAACATATGCAGCATCTCGGATTTCCTGCTCATGCGCTGCATTCTCTGCTATTAATTGTACCTGATCGGATGCATGTCTTTCGTAAAGTTCTTGTTTCTTTTTTATATATTTTTCGTCAATGAGAAAAACATCTTCACCTGTTTTCTCCGCTGCATCAATTTCTGCTTCACGTTGCAACTCCAACTGGTGCAATTTCAAATCAAGTTCTTCCTGGGACCCCTTTTTTACAACAGCAAGAGCGTTCTCAACATCTTTCTTTTCACGGTCAGAATTATACTTAATAGAGAATTCATCTAATTTATCCTGCATTTCTTTCGCCAAATTCTGTCGAGTAGCGATTTCTTCTTTACTATAACCCTTAACAGCAGCAATCTTCTTTGAGTACGCTAAGCCAATTTTAGCAAGTTCTTTCTCCAGTCCCTCATCCATAAGAGCTAGTTCTGATTCCTGATAAGTTTCACGAATCTTCTGTTTCTCCCTAACTGCTTTTTCCTGTTCACGTTTTTCTTTATCTGTTAGAATTTTGGTACTATTGACCTTGTTAGTATGTTCTGAAATATAATCTTCTTCATACGCTTCCACATTTTCAAGGATATATTTATATTTTTCACTACTTTTTTCAGCTTCAGCCCACATTCCAAACTGAATATTCCTACGTTTTTCATAGTCAGACAAGGAAACACCTGATTGAGCACGAGTAAACATATTACTATCCTGCATCGCTTTAGTAGTACGTTTATAATATAATTCAGCTTTATTTGCTGTCTCATCATATTTTGCAATTTCTTGATTCAAATATTCTTTCTTTTCATCAACAGCTTTCCGGAATGCTTCAGTAGAACTCATACCTGAATCCATATACCCCTGCCAAGCTTCCTTGATTTCATTAATATACCTTTCTTCAATCTTGAACTCTGAAGAGAGTTCTCTTTGATTTCTTATTGCATTTTGTATTGCTTCCTGCTCTTTTTCTTCTAATGATTTAAACTGTTCTGCTGTATTACGAACACCACGCGCTAGAAAGTCCAAAATACCTTTCATTGTTCCTCGTGAGTTGTAAAAAGTCAACATAAGAGCTTCCCAAGCGGAAGATAAAGAGTTAATAGCCCCCTTTACATTATCTTCCATAGTATGAGCCATATCAGCAAGTTCGCCATCAACACCAGTAATCTGTTCTCTTAAAGGGACTATTTTATCGGCAGCAGTTAAAAAAGCATTGAAAGCTGCGACACTTCGTTTATCTGTCATTTCAAGAGTACTATTCAAATCTACTCCCTGCTCTTTCAATTTTTGCAATCCAGCGACCAACTCAGGTAATGTTCTCACAGGGCCACCTAACGACTTGGCAAGTACCCCGTTTGTATCGGCTAAATTTAGAAGAATATTACGAGTAGCAGTAGCAGACATTGAAGCATCAAATCCTGCATCTGCTAATTTACCAACCAATGCTAAAGTATCTTCAATAGAGAAATTGAATGCTTTAGCTACCGGACCCACAATTGGAAGTGCAGTAGCAAGATATGAAAACGACAATGCACTCTTTGTTGTTGCAACAGCCATTGCAGATACATAGCGTTCAGTCTCACGGGTATCAGCATTAAACATTCTTAATGCAGCTCCAGTCAACGAAGCAGCCTCTCCCAATTCCGCACCGGTAGCTTGCGCAAAACGTAAAACGGATTCTGTCGCATCTAATATTTCTTTTCGTGTAAAACCTAATTTCGCTAACTCTATTTGAAGTTCAGTAGCTTCTGAAGCTGTATATTTAGTTGTGGCTCCCAATCTTTTAGCATCAAGAGTTAGCTCTTTGATTTGGTCAGAAGTGGTTCCTAAAATTGCAGAAAGCCGACTATTAGCATATTCAAACTCTACAACACTACCTATTCCTTCTCTAAGCTTAGTGAAGAGAGCAACGACGCCACTTACAACAGCCTGTGCACCAATATAACCGGCAGCCCACCCTTTCAAACCAGCACTAACCTGATTTAATCCAGGAGCAAGCTCTGTATTAAGCATCCTACCGGCATTCCGGGCAATAATACCCATATTCTGCATGGACTTATTACCGTTCTGTATCTCAACCCATGCAGCCTTTACTTCTTCCCGATATGCACCGATAGTCATTTTCTGTTGACTATATCGATCGGAATTTCGCTTTATGTAATCGGTATTGATTCCGATTGTAGAATTAAGACGGGCAAGTGTACGAATATAATTCTCATCAGTATCTTTCAGTAAATCAACAGCCTTTTGAAGCTGCTTATTCATTTCCTTTGCTTGTGAACGGCTATGTACTTCCTGATTAGTCAAGGTAATAGCAGTTCTGATAAGTTTTAAACGTTCTTCTTCAGATAGAACAGCCTTCTTACGAGTAGTATTACCGGCATTCTGCGCTTTTGTCAAGTTAGCTTCTGCTTTAGCAGCCTTTTCCAAGGACACAGCATTATCCGAGTTTGCTTTGGTTAGTTTCTTCAGTTCAGCAGCAGATAATTTCTCTACATTTAGCTTTTCCTCTATCTTCTTACTGACAGTTTGAGTTATTTCAGACTGTCTTCTGAGAGCTTCGGTTAATTCAGCAGATGCAGAACCAGCCGTTTTTGCTTGGGTATTATAAAGATTACTCAACTTTTCAAGATCAGCAACGCCTTCTACATTTAGTTTCAAACCTTTTGCTAATTCTTTGGCCGCATTAGCATAATCAGCCCTCACACGCTCAATAGTATTATCAAGCTCCACCAATTTCTGCAAATCGCTCTCATCAACGAAATCTTTTAATTTTAAATCTGCCATAATTACAGGTAATGTCTATATTCAACAATTTTTCCTTTTATCTCAACTCCTAGTTTATCAAAAGCATAGGTACCATCTTCTTTCTGATAAACAACATACATGCAGCCGTCCAAGACAGCCGCTTTCTTTGCAAGCTTACTGATACGTTCCAGTTCACTCTGCATCTTTTTTATTTCGCACCTACAAGCCATATTCTACCGATATCCACATTCTGAAAAAAAACGTTCCATCCAGGGACGGAGATACATAATATTAAAGTACTCTTTAGCTGTATCACCAATATCTAAAATCTGCTCACCGTATTTCTTCTCAATAGAACTACCGTCCGTAAATCCTTTCGTTGAGAACCGAAGCCCGGAATCAATTCTATCGGCAGTTATGCTATCATAGAAAGTACCAGTAATAAAGAGGTTAGGTACCTCAACCGGACGCGGTGGCAAATAAAGCATCTCACTTCTAAGAGGTGGAGTTATCCTCTCCTTCCATCGTTTATATTGTTCTGCACGGTTCTGCCAGGGACCGGGCTCATTAAAATAGGTGTCAGTATCATAATCAGGATTC